TAGCCCTTTTTAGATCGTTAGCATTGTCATTGAATCTGTAACGCTCTAGATCATGTTGGTAAACTCTGACTAGTAGCCATATATTAGAACCATCTTTTCCGATCCCTTGCAGCACATGAAGATTATTAAATCTGTCTTTCGCTGTCTGTCCCTTCTGATACTTTCGAGATTGTCCCTCTGTTTGAAGGTCTATACTTTAATGAATTTCATATTTGTTACTCCTATATTGTTAAAATTTCAAATTCATAAAATGCATTCTATATGAATGAATATTTATTACAACAGTTAATTCATTTATTTTTAAAGCAGCCTCCACCCACTAAAAAGGACCTTAAAAGAAGACACGCACACGATAGCCCTACAAGCTAAATAGAAGCCCATAGAGCAACAATAATTATATTGGAAAGGGTCGTATAACCCTAGCTAATGAATAACGTCTTAAATGGTTGATTTATTTAATCTTTTTAAGCCTTACCTAGTATTAATCTTATGAATAACTAAACATAACTTCCAGTGATTATTGTTAACTAGACAAGGGAACAGCTAGACCTATAGAAAATTAGCCTAGTTTTAGCTGTATAAATTTTGATCAACTAGAAATGGCTGTATAAATTTTGATCAACTAGAAATGGCTGTATAAATTTTAATCAGCTAGCCTAGTATTTGTGGGGCTATGTTTAGTACTGTATAAATATACAGTAGGGGCTGGCAGGATGCACAGGGGGGAGGGTGTATATATATAGCAATCATATACATTTTTAGAAGAAATGGATGTTTACTAGACAGGTCCTTAGCGGTACACTAGAAAAGATTTGTAAAGCCCTCACAATTATTTACTATATACCCCTGTGCAGGGTACTATATCATTGTACAGGTAGTTGTTACTTTTGTCAAGTCCTTTTTAATTTATTTATATCTTGACAACATTGTATACTAGACCTATAATATAGGCTATGAGTTATCTTCCCCAAACCACAGAGAAAAAAGACAAGGTTCTTACAGAGAAACAACAGTCCTTTCTGGATAATCTAATTCAGACAGGCGGTGATCCTAAGAAAGCAGCCGAGCTCGCAGGATACTCAGGCAATTATCATCAAGTTATAAAATCATTAAGACAAGAAGTGATCGAATTAGCCTCGGACGTATTAGCTCGTTCTGCCCCTGCTGCAGCTTTTAAACTAGTGGACATTATGAATAGTGATCATCCTATACCACAGGTCAGTAATAAGCTGACGGCTGCCCAAACAATATTGGACAGGGTAGGTGTATCTAAGAGTGATAAGTTAGATGTAACTCATACATCATCTGGTGGTATATTTATACTTCCTGAGAAAGCACCAATAGATGTAGAAGCAGAGGAAGTAGAATATATTGAAGAAGAGGAGTAAATAATGGATACATTAATATTAATAGTTGTTATAGCAGTTATAGGTGGAGTTGTACTTAAGAAGTATAAGCCTGATACATTTAATAGCGTTAAAGATAAAGTACTTAGTTTAGTTAAAAGAAAGTAAATGGCTAAGAAAGGAACACAACTAGGAAGCGATACAAAGCCTGTTATGTTTAGAAAGACTATAGCAGGTAAAGGTTCTAGAGCCAGACCCGGAGTATATAGTAAAGAGTATCGTGATAACTTTGATAAGATTTTTACTAAGGATAAGAAGTAATGGCTATTGAACAGATTTTATTATTAATTGTATTGCTTGTAACTGCTTGGGGATTATCATAATGAAAGAAGGATACATTAAAAGAAAAACCTCTACCATACCTTTTGGATATGAAACAAGTGATGTAGAAGGTTACTTAAAGCCTGTGCCTGATCAAATAGAAGCATTAGAAGTTGCAGAAGATTTAGTAGCCGGTGAATCCATAAGCCTTCGTGATGCTTGTGACTGGATAGAATTTAAAACATACAGAAGTATTACACCTGCCGGATTAAAGAAACACATAGATAAGAAATATGGAAAACGAGAACAACGACTTGAAAGATTGGGAGCAGAACCCACATCTTTACTTGACAGATTCTGATGGTAGCTTTATACTAAAGAAAGATGGTACACCTCGTAAAAAAGGAGGTAGACCTATTGGAGCAACCTCAAACTATCAATATTCAAATGCACAAAAAACAAAAAACGCAACAAGAAGAGCCTTTAATAAAAAAAGAAAAGCGATTGAAAAGATCGAAAGGCAACTTAAAGCAAAACGCATCTCACTTAAACAAACCACAAAAGTTCTCTCCCAACTTGAAGATGACTCGAAGAAACCTACAAACGAGGGGAAGGTAGTTACAAAAGACGAACTTTCGTCAATCCCTAAATCATTACAAGCTGAAATAGATAAAGGTAGCCACGTAGTCTTTCATCCTAATGATGGACCACAGACAGAGTTCTTAGCTGCAGATGAAAAGGATGTTTTATATGGTGGTGCTGCCGGTGGCGGTAAAAGCTATGCAATGCTTGTCGATCCTTTAAGGTATGCACATAAGAAAGCACACAGAGCCTTAATACTTAGAAGGTCTATGCCAGAACTACGAGAACTTATTGACAAGTCTCGTGAACTTTATCCACAAGCATTTCCCGGCTGTAAGTTTCGTGAAGTAGAAAAAGTATGGAACTTTCCTAGTGGGGCTAAGATAGAATTTGGATTCCTTGAGAGAGATGCAGATGTTTATAGGTATCAAGGACAAGCATACAGTTGGATAGGCTTTGATGAGATAACTCACCTTCCGACAGAATTTGGTTGGAACTATCTAGCTTCCAGACTTAGAACAACAGACCCAGAAATAAAAACTTATCTTAGGTGTACTGCTAACCCCGGAGGTATTGGTGCTGCTTGGGTTAAGAAAAGATATGTAGATTCAAACGAAACTAATAAATCTTTTATAGGTAAAGATGGTTTAAGTAGAAAGTTTATACCTGCACGTTTAATAGACAATCCATACTTAGCAAATGATGGCATCTATGAAAAGATGTTAATGTCTTTGCCACCAGTACAACGTAAACAATTACTAGAAGGAAATTGGGATGTAAATGAAGGAGCAGCCTTTGTAGAATTTGATGTAGATGTACACATTGTAAGTCCTTTTCACATTCCTCTAACGTGGGAACGGATCAAAGGTATTGACTATGGGTACGCTTCAGAGAGTGCTTGTATATGGGGAGCAGTCGATAGATCAGACGGAACTTTAATAATATATAGAGAATTATACAAAAAAGGCTTGACAGGTGAGGATTTAGGACGTATAATAACAGAAATGGAATTAGAAGACCCTTTTTCCGTATCGGGTGTATTAGATACCTCGGCATGGTCAAGGACCGGCACAACTGGTCCAACAGTAGGGGAAACACTCGTTAAGCAAGGACACAAACTTAGACGAGCCGATAAAAATAGAATACAAGGTAAAATTCAGATTCACGAATATTTAAAAGTACAACCAAGTGGTAGACCAAAGTTACAGATATTTAATACCTGTCCAAGCTTAATTAGAGAACTACAAAACATACCATTAGATACTCGTAACCCTGAAGACGTAGACACACACGCTGCGGATCATGCTTATGATGCGTTGCGTTATCTTATTATGAGTAGACCAAGAATAAATAATCCAATAGATAATCTTAGGCAATATCATAAAGAGTCTGTTTATAGACCTGTAGATGATACATTTGGATATTAATATATGGCAGACAACGACAATACATTTTTAAATGCTGATAACATCTACGAAGAAGTAGAGGGTGAGTCAGGTAAAGCATTAAATTTAATGCCTGACCAAAAATTAAACTTAGCAGGGTTAATAACTAGTAGGTTTCAAATTGCTGAAGATGCTAGACAAGTACATGAAAGTAGATGGTTAACAGCCTATCAGAATTATAGAGGCTTATATGGTAAGAAGATTCAATTTAGAGAATCTGAGAAGTCTAGAGTATTTGTCAAGGTTACTAAAACTAAAGTACTTGCAGCCTTCGGACAATTAATTGATGTAATATTTGGAACAGGTAAGTTTCCTATTGGTATTAGAGAAACGAAAATGCCAGAAGGTGAAGTATCTCAAGCTCATTTAGATTCTCAAAATCCAGTTCCCGGAATTGAAACAACACCTGCTGAATCT